ATCAAGATGAGAGAGATTGGCCTCTGCTGGATGTACTCACGATCTTCAAGAAAGAGGATCATGCAGCCTTAGTTGCGGCGTTTGAGCTGAGTATGTACCCCACGCTAATCATCCATCAGGATGGCTTAGAGATCGAGAGGATTGTGGGTGGTAGAAACATCCGTGGCAATCTTCGCTACTACCTTGACTTCATTGCTAACCGTAATTACAACAACCAATGAAAGAACCAGTCATCGTCCACTTCGAGAACACCAGCCGAGAGAAGGTACGGGGGCTTGATAAGCAACTCCCTACTGACATCCATCTAGTCAGGTACAAGAAACCTACTTGGAAGAAGAAAGAAAAGGTCTCAGCCATTCGAGCCCATCGAAAGGTTGACATCTTCGACACCCTCCACGATCAGGGCTACCAAGTCCTAGAGATCGAGAGTGGTTTTGGTACTATCCGCCCTAACCTGTTTAACACCAAATGCGATTAGCCTTTGACCTAGAGACCGATGGTCTACTAGACACACTCACAAAGATCCACTGCCTTGCTGCCATAGACATGGACACAGGTGAGCAGCACACCTTTGGCCCTAATGACATTAAGGCTGGACTCAAGTTGCTCAAGGGTGCTGATGAGCTTTGGGGTCATAACATCATTTCCTATGACTTCCAAGCAATCAGGAAGATCTACCCACAGTGGACCTTCGGGGGTACCAGCTACGACACGCTGATCCTTTCACGCCTACTGTTCACGGACATCCTTGATCGTGACTTCAGGCAACGCCCACCTAACATGCCAGCCAACCTCTACGGACGTCACAGTCTTGAGAGCTGGGGCCACCGCTTAGGCCAGCATAAATCTGAATTCGGGAAGTCTCTAGACGGAGACTGGACTACGTATTCAGAGGGCATGTTGGACTACTGCCTGCAAGACGTGGTGGTGTCTGTTGCTCTCGGTAAGATGTTCGAGCCTAAGCTTGAGCAGTATGCTGATTGCATCAAGACCGAACACAAGATCGCTGAGCTTATGTCTTGGCAAGAGCGGATGGGCTTTCCATTCGATGAGAAGGCAGCACAACAACTAGAGCTAACTATCAGAACAGAGCTGGAGTCCTTATCTGAAAAGATGAGAGAGACTTTCTTCTTTGTTGATGGTGGTGAGTTTATCCCTAAGGCCAACAATGGTCCTAGGGGGTACGTCAAAGGTGCTGCTATGTGTCGCCTCAAGGACTTTAATCCAACATCCAGACAGCATATTGCGTGGGCCTTCAAAACCTTCAGGAATTGGGAGCCTACGGAATTTACTGCTACTGGCGTTGCAAAGATTGATGCTGAGACCCTTGAGGAATATGGAACAGAGGAATCTAAAGCCTTTGGCCGTATCCTTGAGCTACAGAAGCACCTTGGTCAGCTTAGCGACGGCAAGAATGCCTGGCTTAAGTTAGTCCGTAAAGGTCGCGTTCATCATGCCTGTGTTCTTAACACCAACACGGGACGACAGGCCCACATGAAGCCCAACCTCGCGCAAGTTCCTTCAGATGCTGCATATCGATCCCTCTTTGGTCCGGGTACAGGACGTGTTCAGGTCGGCTCAGACGCCTCTGGTCTGGAGTTACGGTGTCTTGGCGCTTACCTTGCTCCTTTTGATGGCGGTAAGTTCGCTAAGGAAGTAGTAGAAGGTGACATCCACACCTCACTAGCTGAGATCTATGGGACAGACAGGAAGACCTCGAAGGGGGTTACATATTGCCTGATATATGGAGGCGGCAATACCAAGCTAGGGCTCACAGCAGGGGCCTCAAAGGGCTCAGCAGCTAAGAAGGGAGCTGAGATACGTAAGCGTGTCTTGGACGGCCTGGAGGGCTTTGCAGAGCTACAGAAGGCCATAGCTGATAGGGCTAAGTCTGGTGTCCTACGGGGCCTGGATGGACGACCCATCAGACTACAGGGTAAGGATCACGCTGCTACGAATTACCTGCTCCAGTCCGCTGGTGCTGTGATTTGTAAGCTGTGGCTGATACGTACCCACGAGCTACTACAAGAGGCGGGGCTTGATTACTACCCACTAGCCTTCGTCCACGATGAACAACAGCTCTCAGTCGCTCCTGGCGATGTTGAGGCTGTCAAACTACTCACCACCGGAGCAATGCACGATGTCCAGCACCAACTTAAGTTCAAATGTGCCCTCGACTCCGACGTTCAAAGCGGAGCCAACTGGGCAGACTGCCACTAAGTTCTTCCCTCACCCACTTGATCCAAACATGGGGGCCACGCCCGATGGCCGGGCATGGACACGTTATGTAGCCAATAGGCGCGGTGGCGTTATTGGGGAGTGGCGTGAGGTAACTACATTTACCTCTGGTCGGCCTCCTGCCCCAAGTACATCAAAATCTAAAGCACAACCACGGATCAACAATAGAAGCCGTCAAAACATTACGCTCCCTAATACCTTTGTAGCAAAAACCTGTAATGCTGCACGTCGAAATCAATACAATGCCGGGCGTTACTTTCTTGAGTGTTACATGGGGAAACTCTTAGAGTCTTGGGAAGTTTGCCGTCATGGCATTGCAGGGCCTAATGATCACAGCTTTGCCAATGTTTCACCAGGAGATGCAGTCAACAACATGATTGATGACTTGGAGAATGGTAACTCAGAAACTAACCTCACCTACCTACTCCAGGCTAAGAATCGTATCGACCGCCTCATTGCTAACCGCCTTAACACCACCAAATGACTGACCTCCTACTTCTCATTGACGCCGACTACTTCTTCTACCGTGCTGCCACCAGTGCCGAGTACGAGATGGAATATAGCGAAGACATCACCGTTATCGCGGGTGACTTTAAGAAAGGTAAGGGGATGGTCAACCACGAGCTGAAGCAACTTAAAGAACGCTTTGACTCAGACAACATCCTCCTCACCTTCACTGCTCATTCTAACTTCCGTAAGGACGTTGACCCTAGCTACAAAGGCAACCGAACAAAGCGTAAGCCTTGCGGCTACCTCAAGCTTAAGCAGTGGGGCATGGAGACATTCCCATCAATACAGTACCCAAGACTGGAGGCTGATGATGTGATGGGTATCCTTGCGACTAACGGATCCCTCGATAACTTTGTTCTTATCTCACCTGATAAGGATATGGCCCAAATACCTTGTAGGATTTATGATACTAAGACCGAATACACCCAGACCGTTGGGGCTGCCAAGAGACTGCTCTACAAGCAGACACTCACAGGCGATTCTACTGACGGTTATAAAGGATGTGTGGGCATTGGCCCTAAGCGTGCCGACCAGATCCTTGACAAAGTTAAGGACGAAGATTACTGGCCTGCTGTCGTAGGTGCTTACGTTGAGGCTGAGCTTACTGAGGCTGATGCCTTACGTAACTTCTACCTAGCACGCATTCTTCAGGTCGGGGATTACGATACAGATAACCAAGTCCCTCTCTTCCCTCACTAAATGCAACTCACTACCACCGAACTCAAGTGGATAAGGAACAACCTGCTAGCAGCACGGGCCTACCGTTACACTAACGTACCTATGAAGGTAGTACTATGGGAGCCCTGGAAGGAGGGCTTACTTAGGAAGATCACCGATGAACTCTATCCACAAGAATTTGACAAGCTATGAGCAAGACCTCACCAGACCACTACCAACAAGGTTCCATCGAAACGTGGGACTATATTGTAGATCAACAGCTTGGCTACCTTGAGGGGAATATAGTCAAGTATATCTCCCGAGCAGGTAAGAAGGAAGGAGAGCGTAAGCTCGATGATCTTCTCAAAGCTCAAGCGTATATCCACAAAGCCGTAATCACCGAAATCAATGCCACATCCAGATCTACAGGGACAAGCGATCCAGTTCAGAACAGCGATGTCTCAACCGATTGCTACCACGAATGGTACAGTTCACACGATGCAGCTCTCTTTGATCGTTGAAGAGTTTGAAGAGTTCATATATGCAGTTGAAGCTGAGTCTGATGAGAACCAGCTAAAGGAGCTATCCGATCTAGTATATGTAGCATTCCAATACGCAGTTGCCCGTGGCTGGGACTTAGGTGAGGCTCTGGATAGAGTGTATCAATCTAATATGTCCAAGCTGGTCGATGGCAAACCTGTGTACCGTGAAGACGGCAAAGTCCTTAAGGGACCTAACTACAAACCACCTTACCTAGAAGATTTACTATGAGCGACTACATCGCCAGAACAGGACGAGTTCAGAGCTGGCTCGATAATCCTGAATCAAAGCTCCCAGTATCATGTACCGTTTTTGTTGTTCAAGACTCGATGGAGGGTCCAGATGGAATCGAAGCCTCTTGGAGATTCGTCTCACATGCCCTACGGAATGCAGCCGGAGTCGCTGTACATTTATCTAAACTCCGTCCAAGGGGTACAGAGAATGGAAAGGGTCTCATCTCTTCTGGCCCAGTGTCGTTTGCAAGGGTGTACTCATCACTTAATGAAGTACTTAGAAGAGGTGGCGTATACAAATCAGGTGCTGTGGTGTGTCATTTAGACGCCAATCACCCGGACTTAGAAGAGTTTGTAGATGCAACTCGACAAGAGCTGCCCTGGATTAAACGATGCATTGATGTTACCCCCGAGTGGTGGAATGAAACCAGCGAGCTTCTCAGAAATAAAATCCTACGAGGTATCCAATCAGGTGACATCTGGCTCTCCAAGGTTAAGTATGACCAGTGCAATCAGCGAATTTATTCAAATGTTTGTTTGGAGATCTTCCTCAAATCAAGAGGCACTTGTTTGCTCGAACACGTCAACCTTGGTCAATGTGAGATTGACGGGATTGTCCCCGCTTTCATTGAAGGTATGTCCAACTTGTGCGGCCTCCATCCAAAGACAGGTGTCGGAGCAACTGGAGAATACCTCGCCCCTGAGGAAGATAAGCAAGTGGGCCTTGGAATCCTTGGGCTTGCCAACTTTCTACGGCGTCAAGGTGTCAGCTACGCAGCATTCGGAGAAGCACTGAGGTTTGTCAATGAGAATAACTGGGATGCAGAGTGGACTCCTGCTTTGTGCCTTGCTCATGAGTTCACTTGTGCCATTGCAGGGGCTACTAACGTTGCGCGTGCTAATGGGATGGATAGAGCCTTCACCATCGCCCCCACAGCATCATGCTCCTATAACTACACAGACCTCGACGGCTATACAACCTGTCCAGAAATAGCCCCTCCTATTAGTCGTCATGTAGATCGTGACTCAGGCACCTTTGGTGTACAGAGTTACTACTATGGCGAAGTGGAGATCGCTAGTGAGGTTGGTTGGGATGCTTATAAATCAGTAGCTGATGGTATATGTCAGCTCTTTACCAATACTGGACTCTTCCATGGTTATTCATTTAACAGCTGGAGTGACGTTGTTACCTACGATCAGTCCTTTATAGATGAGTGGTTCGCCTCTCCTCAAACGTCCCTCTACTATGCCCTGCAGGTGATGCCCGACACACTCCGAAAGGATGATGTCACATCGATCCTTGATGAGGACTACCACGATATTTTTGGAATAGAAGAGGAGGACAACTTTTGTTCTTCTTGCGCTGAATAGCCACATGTCTAAGTACACACAGATCGCGTCCCGTAAAAGAACCTGGACACCAGTAGCAGTTACAGCGGGGGAGCTAAAAGCAGGCTCGGAGGAAACAATCTTCAGATGCTTAGCTCTCCGTACACTCGAACTTCCGGTCAAAGAGATGCTAGCCCAAGGGTTAGAGAAACATCTACCTGATGATCCGGGGGTTCTCCCCGCACTCCGCTCAAACATGAATGACGAGGACAAGCATGATAGGGCTTTGCAGTTTATTGTTGACGCTCACGGTACTGATCCTAAAGCCGAACGCGAAGCAGAACGCATTCGCCAAGCCTGGCTCGACTTACCGGAGCACCCGATCCTCAAGACTGCGATCCTTGAGCGGTCCGTCTTCTTCGTACTATTACCTTTCTTCCGCTTCTGTGGAGATGTTGGAATCCGTACGGTAGCGAGCGACATCTCACGAGATGAGCAGACCCATACTGCGCTCCATGCGATGGTCGCTCATGACATCGGAGAGAAGACCACCCCCGCCCTTAACAAGCTTCGCAGAGCCACTGTTGCTTGGGCTATGGATTGCTTAGGACACTCTTCTGACAAGCACCTTAATAAGGACTTTTGGATGAGGCAATCCGATTCGCTCTACTTTCAAGGTAAGGCCCCCGGACTTGCTGACACACAGCGAGCCAGGATGCCTGCCTTTTTTGAGACCTCTAACGTAAACTTACCGCAGTATGGCTGACAAACTTAGTCCCGAAGACGTCTTTGGTGGGGATACTTTCCTCAGCCGTCTTTGTGAAGAGTTGGATGCTATGTATCCACCACTTAACCCATCGCCAAAGGATTCTGACCGATTGATCATGTATCGATCTGGCCAGCGTTCTGTTGTCGAGTACATCTTAGCTAAAAAGGACATTTGATTATGTGTATGGGAGGAGGGCCTTCGATGCCCAAAATGCCAGATCCACTACCACTACCAGAGCCGCCCCCTGCAGCTCCGGCTCCACCCCCGTTGCCAGATCCCGTAGCTCCAGCTCCACCTCCAACAGCAGTCACCCAAGGGACAGATGATGCTGCGAAGGTGAAGAAGAGGAAGTCCAAGCGCCAAGAGTTGCAACAGCAATCCTCAGGTACCAATGCTTTGCGTATTCCCCTTAATACAGGCGGCGCAACAGCCGGACGATCATCAGGACTTAACATCCCTAAATAACTATGAAAGAACAAGCCCAATCTAGGTACGGACAGCTACGCGCTGAACGTGAAAACTTCCTTGATATGGGCCGTGATTGTGCTGCCTTGACTCTCCCCTACCTTCTTGTCAAAGAGGGTGAGGTTGAGGGTGGTAGTCTTCACAGCCCCTACCAATCGGTGGGAGCTAAAGGCGTCAACGTGCTGGCATCCAAAATAATGCTCAGCCTATTCCCAATTAATACAAGCTTCTTTAAGCTGCAAATCAATGATGCGGAACTAGCAAAGGTCCCTGAGTTAAAGGGCGAACAGATAAGATCCGAGATTGATCTCAGCCTCTCTAAGATAGAGAAGGTTGTGATGCAACAGATCTCCGAGACTACTGATCGCGTACAACTCACGGCTGCTATGAAGCACTTGGTTGTCACAGGAAATGCATTACTACATGCAGGGAAGAAAAGCCTTAAGCTCTACCCACTAGATCGTTATGTTATTCACCGTGATGGTGATGGTACAGTTATTGAGATTGTAACTAAAGAGATCATTGATCGTAGCCTCCTGCCTAAGGAGTTTCAAACAATTGAGCCAGGCTTAGGCGGTACCGACTCTAACGCTGTTGGAGAAGATGGCCCTAAGTTTGGTGTCACTAATGGATCCAAGGGTACCGGAGTTAATAATGCTACGGTGTACACACACGTCAAGCTAGATAATGGTACTCATAAGTGGTACCAAGAATGTGATGGTAAAGTAATCAAAGGGTCTGAGTCAAGTGCTCCCCTTAAGTTTACCCCCTGGCTTCCCCTACGCTTTAATGTGGTAGAAGGTGAAAGCTATGGTCGTGGTCGTGTTGAGGAGTTCTTTGGAGATCTTAAGTCTCTAGAGTCTTTAATGCGTGCTATGGTTGAAGGTTCAGCAGCAGCGGCTAAGGTTATCTTCTTGGTATCTCCTAGTGCTACTACTAAGCCACAGTCTTTAGCCCGTGCTAGTAATGGTGCTATCATTCAAGGTCGACCTGATGATGTCGGTGTAGTCCAAGTTGGTAAGACAGCAGACTTCCGCACTGTGATGGAGATGATCCAGAACCTCACCCAGAGGCTCTCAGATGCCTTCCTAGTGCTGTCTGTGCGTCAATCTGAACGAACTACCGCAGCCGAAGTACAAGCCACCCAGCAGGAGCTTAACGAGCAACTTGGGGGAATCTTCGGAGCCCTCACAGCTGAGCTACTACAGCCCTATCTAAACCGTAAGTTACATCTGCTTCAACGCTCAGGCGGTATGCCTCCCCTTCCTAAAGGTGTGATCACCCCTACTGTTGTTGCTGGTCTCTATGGTGTTGGCCGTGGTCAAGATAGACAGGCTCTTATTGAGTTTGTACAAACCATTGCTCAAGGCATGGGTCCTGAGGCTATGGCCCAGTACATCAACCCACAAGAATTCATCAAGCGTCTAGCCACTGCATCTGGTATTGATGCTCTTAATCTCATTAAGGGTAACGAACAGATGACTAAGGAGAAGGACGAGATGAAACAGAATGCAGCTCAACAATCACTGATAGGACAGGCTGGTCAATTGGCTAAGTCCCCTATGGCTGAGCAGCTTATGACGCAAATACAAGAAGGACAACAACCAAATGACGGACAGCAACAAGCCCCAACAGCGCCGCCGGGCCCGGAAGCCTGACGGATCGTTTAAGGGTGATAACCCTACAACCCCAGATCTTAATGAAGCGTGGGAGCCTACCCCTGTAGACGTAGCACTTCCTAAAGAGAAGTATGCGCCACAGGCTAAGGTCACCTCTGCTGGTAATAACACTGCTGGTAAGTATAGCTCCAGCGCAAAGGTCAAGCGCCCCGGTCTTGGCAAAGTAACAACTACCTTTTTCTAAATGGCAACAACCGTATTCGACCCCTCCGAGGGTCCATCCGCAGAACAACAGGCAGCTGAGACTGCCGCACTAGAGCAAGGCGAGAAGATCGCTAAGCTACAAGAGGAAGATAAGGCTCGACGGTTTGATCAAGCTGAGGCCTCTAATGAGGATGCTGGTTTGATTGCTGGTAAGTTCAAGTCCCAAGAGGACCTTGTAAAGGCCTACAACGAGCTTCAATCAAAGTTAGGACAGGATACACCTGAAGATGAGAGAGACGTCCCTGAGGAGCCTGTAGAGGCCACTGAGGAGGAATCTGAAGAGGTAGAAGAGTCGGCAGTTGTTGCTGTTATTAATCGAGCCTCTGAAGTATATGAAAAGAGCGGTGAGCTTAATGCTGAGACTATCGAGGAATTATCCAAGCTAGACAGCAAAGAGCTTATCCAAGCTTACGTATCTCAATACTCTAAGAATCTAGAGACAGCTAAGGCTAAGGCAGTTGATGCCGATGCTGAGGCTGCTATCCTAAATTCTGTAGGTGGTAAGGAATCCTACCAACAAATCGTTACCTGGGCTTCTAGTAATCTAGACCCAGCTGAGGTAGCCAGTTATAACGAAGTCACTAACAGTGGTAACGTAGCTGCTATCAAGTTTGCAGTGGAAGCTCTTAGCAACCGCTACAAGTCAGCTGAAGGGTATGAAGCTCCTTTAGTTACAGGGCGTAAAGCCCCGTCAGTAGAGAACACGTTTAGATCACATGCTGAACTGAGCCGTGCTATTTCTGATCCTCGTTACAATTCTGATCCTGCTTACCGCAGTGATGTGGAAGCTAAGCTAAGTAGAAGCCCTAACCTCCTTTGAGGTTGGTGGGAGGTTCGAGTCCTCCCTTAGCTATTGGACAGCCGAGTCCTAAAAACGGTCTTACTTACTAGAACATATAAACATGTATTATTACTTCAATGGCTACAGCAACAGTACTTACCCAACGGAGCCCTTGGCAGGACTTCTGTGATTGGGTTACATCTACTAACAATCGACTATATGTGGGTTGGTTTGGTGTGCTTATGGTTCCTACTTTACTTGCAGCAACCACATGCTTCATCATCGCCTTCATTGCAGCCCCTCCCGTTGACATTGACGGAATCAGAGAACCAGTAGCAGGATCATTACTCTATGGAAACAACATCATCTCAGGTGCAGTCGTTCCTAGCAGTAATGCAATCGGTCTACACTTTTACCCCATCTGGGAAGCAGCAACCCTCGACGAGTGGCTCTACAACGGGGGACCTTTTCAGCTTGTTATCTTCCATTTCCTTATCGGTATCTTCTCTTACATGGGACGCGAATGGGAACTTAGTTATCGACTCGGAATGAGGCCCTGGATTTATGTCGCATACTCTGCTCCTGTGGCTGCGGCGACCGCAGTATTTCTTATCTACCCCTTTGGTCAAGGCTCGTTTAGCGATGCTATGCCTTTGGGTATTTCAGGAACCTTCAACTACATGTTCGTATTCCAGGCCGAACATAACATTCTCATGCACCCGTTCCACATGCTCGGTGTTGCTGGAGTTTTCGGTGGCTCGCTATTCAGTGCTATGCACGGGTCGCTTGTTACGTCCTCACTTATTCGTGAAACTTCTGAAGAGGTCAGTCAGAACTATGGTTACAAGTTTGGTCAAGAGGAAGAGACTTACAACATCGTAGCTGCACATGGTTACTTCGGACGTTTGATCTTTCAATATGCATCATTCAATAATAGCCGTAGCTTGCATTTCTTTCTTGCTGCTTGGCCTGTGGTTGGTATTTGGTTTGCAGCACTGGGAGTATCAACAATGGCATTCAACCTTAATGGCTTCAACTTCAACCAATCCATCCAGTCCAGTGGTGGGCACGTCATTACCACCTGGGCAGACATCCTCAACCGAGCAGGTCTCGGAATGGAAGTCATGCACGAAAGGAACGCACATAACTTCCCGCTTGATCTTGCAACAACTAGCTCCACACCTGTGGCCTTAATCACCCCTGTAATCGGATGACTGTAACAACTGAAGACGGTGGACGTACAAACATCTACGCCGTCGAACCTGAACTCTATTTAACTGAACCCATGTACCACAATGAGAACGCTGAGAAGCTGAATGGACGCCTAGCAATGCTGGGTGTTATTGCTGCTCTTGGTGCTTATGCATTAACTGGTCAGGTAATCCCTGGCATCTGGTGATCCGTTAAAGCGGCTGAGAGGGTGCAACGCCCTCTCCACCAATTGCCTTTAGAGCCCGCTACGGCGGACAACTCTCTAGGT